GTTTACGCTGGCAAGTAGGATCACTCGACTCGATGCTTGAGTGGGAGTGATTGATAGCACAAGTCCTGTAGTGGAAAAGACATTATTAGCCGACGTGAGGGTGGAAGTCTGGGTGCTGGTACTCATCTCCACCACTTGCCTAAGGCCCCCAGCCAAGGAAGCTAGGTTTGCAGCAGAGATGTTCCCAGTAATGGCAACATTGCCGCTGAACTTCCCGTTGCCAACAACATCAAGTGCTTCGGTAGGATTGGCGATGTTGATGCCGACCTTGTCGTTTGTGGCATCTACCAGCAAAGTGTCGGTATCCACCGCCAGGTTGTTAGTTACCGCCAAAGACCCCAAGGTACCAACTGAAGTAATGTTGGGTTGTGCGGCTGTCTGGACAGTACCGGTCAGATTGCCAGTCACATTGCCAGTAACGTTTCCTTGAACATTGCCAGTCACGTTGCCGGTTACGGCACCCGAGATAGGACCAGAGAAGCCAGCAGCGGTGACCGTTCCCGTTACGTTGGCGTTGCCTGTTACGGCAATACCGTTATCAAACGTAACCAGGTCGCCAAACGACGCGATGTTTCGGGCATAGCCGAAGTTTCGGACAATGATCTGAGATCCGTTGGGAGGAGATCCTGCTGAGAACTGAAGGGTATTAGTTGCCCCAATAATGTTGTAGTTGGCCGGGTTCTGAATAACACCGCCGACTTCAACGAGGAACATGTTTGGGTCAGTACCAAACGGAGTTGGGGACGGCAGGACATACGAGTTACCGCCGTTGCCGGCAAAGGTCCATGTCTGAGGTACAGCAAAGCCGTCGCCCTGGAACACGACGCCATCGACATAACCACGGGTTACCGCCTCATTGGAAGCCGTTCCGTTAGTCAGATTGGTGATCTTTCGATTGTTTGCATTCCAGTTTTGGCCGGTCAGAGAGATTGAGTTGTTGACAATCTGTGATTCAACCCAAGTCTTATTGGCAGCATCGTTGGACGCAAGCGGGCTACCAACATTGATAATGCGAAGGTTGTCCGCATCCCAGGCAGTCTCTTCGGGATTCTTTGCCATCCCGTTGACGGTGGCCGTGTCGTTAGCCTCCTGAGTGATGTACAGGGTCTGGCGGGACGCCTTATCCAAGTCATCAGCAGTAAGGACAGAGCCATCAGTAAAGTCAATGACCCGGCCTGCCTCGGTGTTCGGCGTGTTACGCTGAATGCGGACAGCCGTTCCAGCAGGAACAGCAGAGTTCAGAGTGATCTGCTTGGTCTGCTCGTTGACCGTAAAGGCAGCAATCTCTTGGTCGTTGATGTAGACATCAATGTGAGAAAGGGACAGATACCCGTCGATTGCGGCGAACGAGAACGGTCCTGTGGTAGACGTTGAGGTGACATGAAGCTGGTATGAAAGTGGCATGTTTTACCTGTTGACGAGATCCATGAGTTCCTGAACAGGGCGACCATTCTTCATCGCCCGCTTGATTGCGAAGTCCCGTTGGACGCCACCGGCGACCTCTGGGAACTCATTCATGACCTGCTTGAATGCAGCACGACGGTACTTCTCGACCACTGATCGCATGACACGGACTCGCGGAGAGTCGTACATGTCAGTGGTGTCTGGGCTGAGACGCTGGTATTCCTTGCTTCGGATAAGCCTCAGCATGGACTCCCGGAGGGTCTTGTTACCAATCTTGACCTGCCCATGGAGTTCCATCCAGCGGTCATAGGCGGTCTGGCCATTGCTGCCAACCACCTTGGTCAGGTCCATGCCGCTGCGTACCTCTCGCGGAGCAGCAAAGGAGTGGCCAATCTGGTCAAGCTCACGAAGAATGGCGTCGTCCTTGACAGCCGTGTACGAGAACGGAGACACCATGTCAGCGAACAGCCCCTGGGGCCGGGTGATCGCTTCACCAAACATGTTGCGGCGGGGAGCAACATCCTTGGCCCAGCCTGGGACAGTGTTCAGGATTGCGTCAGACATGTTGCGGACATCACGGACAACCAGGTCGTCATCGAACATGCCCTTGGCCTGGCGGAGTCCAGAGCTGAACGGGACGGCTGCGGAAACGTACTGGTTGACCAGGTTGTTACCGAACCGACCAGGCTCCTTGATCGCGTTCACCACGTTGGTCAGACCGGTCAGGTAGGACTTGTTCGTGATGTTGTTAGCCAGGCCGACAATGGTCGCATGCAGGACAGACTCCAGCTGAGGACGCTGGCGTTCGTTTGCATAGGAATACGAGTGCATGGTGTCCACGATGATACCCATCATCGAGGCAAACGGATCCATGCGGCGGTACGACACCCAGCCATCGCCCAGCTTGATCGAGTAGGGTTGGTTACCTGCCTGGATCCAAGCGTCACGCTCTGCCTGGTTTTCAGGACCAGCACCAGTGATTCGACCGGCGTAGAACATGCCACCCACGGTGAAGACCGTCAGGGTCGAGAACGCGACACGGCCCATGGCTTCAGACCGGACAGATGCCTCAGCATGCGTCAGGTCCTGCTTGAGCTTGCCGAAGGCATTGTTGAGGTTCCACGCCTGTCCCGGCAGTGAGCGGTCCAGGGTGAACTCAAGGATGCGCGTGGGCGTGCGGATGAAGGGGATGACAAAGCGGGCCAGGGGGTGCTCATCTACAGCCTGCTGGACACGGGCAGAGATGCGGCTGATTGCCCCACCCTCGCCAGGGACCAGTGGGGTGGTGAAGGTCGAGTACCGCGCATAGTCGAGTGCGGTCTGGCTGAGTGCGCCGAGCTTGGGGTCCCAGTTCTTCTGGTCCGACATGAACCGAGCAATGAACGTGGTGCGTTCCTCGGCGGTGATCGTGCCATCGGCAACTGCCTTGTCGGCCTCTGCCATGGCTTTCTGCATGATGACCTTCTCGGCGTACTGTTGGCCGTTGGTAATCATCTTGTCGTAGCTCTCACGGGCCCACTCCTCAGCGGCAGCCCGGTCGCCCTTGAACTTGGTCAGTCCTTCCATCTCCAGCTCAGTCATGAGGGCGGCACGGTAGTTGAGCTGCTTGAAGAACTCGTCCGTGGTCGTCAGGAACCGGCTGGGGACGTTCAGGACACGACCAAGCCAGGTGACTGCCTGGCCAGCGAGGGAGTCGTCGGCCATGCCGAGGCCGGCTGCGGAGATGGCATTGGTCTTGACCTCACTGGTACCAACCTCTTCCAGGACGTTCTGACCTGACTTGAGGGCAGCAGCGGCGAAGGAGAAGGCATCGGTTCCGACGTGCATGAGGTGGTTCAGGTGCCGGATCTGAGATCCAACGGTCCTAAAGTCACCGCGAAGGCTGGCCCCAAGCATCTTCTCAACAGGCAGGTAGAAGGCAGTCGTGCCGGTACCGAGGACGTTCACGACCTGCGTAACAGGGTTCGACAGAATGCTGTTCATGAAGTACTCGACCAGCACATTACCGACGCGCTGAGTGCGGCTCAGCTTGACCAGTGCCATGGGGTTACCCGAGGCAGCAGCCGTAGCGTACTTGTCCATCTCGGTCCGCACGGCAGCCTCGCCACCTGCGTCCGTAATGACGCTGTCCATCGTTGCAGCCTTGCTGCCTGCGTCAAGGACAGGGGTCGGGGTGGGAACAGCAGCCGGCGTAGGCACAGCAGCCGGCGTAGCGGCATCCGTAGGCTTGACCGGAGGAGTAACGTCAGCCGGCTTGGCGTTCAGGTCGGGCAGGAGGCGGAAGTTGGGATCCGGTTCAAAGACGACCCGCTGAGCGTTCAGGATGCGGGCAACCTCCCGGACCTCTTCCTTGACCTTATAGGTCATGAAGGTCAGGATCTGCTTGCCACGGATGAACTCGTACATCTGTTCACGGCTGGGGTTCTTGGCCTTGGCCAGGGTAGCCAGACGATCAGAGACGTTCGCCAGGACCTTACGCGAGGCCATGATGCGGTCACCAGCCGTGCGGATGTCGGCTGCACGACCAGGGACTGCGTCCATGAACCCAGCCAGGGAGCCGACATCAGCCACACCGATGGCTCGGGTGACTTCCTTCAAGGCCGGGTCAGCACGGGCAATGGCTTCCTCAAGGGGAACGACATCCTCGCCAGCCATGGCACGGACGGTGTCCTCAACCAGCTCCTTGGCGTACTCGCTGGCAGCTCCAACAGTCGAGAACCGCTCCCAGTTGATGGCGGTCTCTGGGGGCTTGCCTAGGCCTGGGGTAGCACCTTCGATGGGGCTACGGGTCTGGTATAGAAGACGAGCATCTTCAGGGCTCCACTCGCCTTTATTGAAGACGGACTTGATCTGCGTCGGATCAAACACAACCCAGACATCGTCCATTTGGACGCCGTCGTGGCCAAGCATGCGGTACTTTTCAAACAGTTCCTGTTGAGTCTTAGCGTAGTTGGTAGACATCATCAGCTGATTGAGATCATCGCCTGTAGGTTTTGCCGGGTTCTGAATAGACAGGAACACGGGGAACACCCTGGATTTGGTGTTCTTTTCTATGTATACAAGCCGGCCAGTCTTTGAATCCCACTCCGTCTTGATAGAGCGGCTGTCGTTTGTTGCTGCGTACTCGTTTGCAGTGTTTGGGTCGGAGCTGAACCAAGCTCCACGTCGCCCAGTACGGAACTTATTGAAGTCAACGTCCTTGGAAGTCCCGTGGAAAACCACAATCGGGACTCCCTTATCGTCAACAACCTTACTGTTCCCAAACCACCGCTTGAACTTCGTGTCAGAAGCTACCTCCCGACCCCGATCAGCAATACGAGACTGAAGCAGGATCTCAGCACCGCGTGCCTTGCGGGCAGCGATTACTTCTGTTCCGGTCGATCCGCTTGCGCGAGGAACCCGTCTGGCAAGTTCTTGAGCCGCTCCAACATCGCTGACTTCAATCGCTCGGTCGAGGTTGGGTCGGACACGCTTTCGGACGGCTGCTGCAAGGCTGTCGATGTCTGCAAGAGCTTCTTTAGAAGCGCCGAGTCTTTGGAGTTCATTGGTTACCTCAGGTGACTTCAGGATAGATAGCAGGTTCCAGGAGGCAAGCATATCCTCGTTGGAGAGATTCTTCAGAATCTTGTCTTCGGGAACGCCGGCACGCTTCAGTGCCGAGATGACGTAGATGCTACCCCAGACACGTTCCTGGGTTTGGCCAGGCAGGACGCCCATCTGGTTCGACAGGTTGCGAACCATGGCCGACATGGACAGGTAGTTAGGGGCCTTGCTGAGCCACTCCTTCTTGGCATCCAGCATGTCCTCAGGGGCCACGCCGGGGAACAGGTCATCAGGCACCAGACGGGCCATATAGGTGTCAAGCACGACCTTGTTCAGGCGTCCAGCACTGCCCTCGGCAAAGCCAGGGACCTTACCAGCGCCGGGCTCAAGGCCAGAGCCAGCCATGTTCTTGTACAGCCCGCTCATGTCCACGCTGTTCAATAGCTCAGCGGGGCTAGCAGAGGGGTTGGCTTCCTGGGCTGCACGCAGTCGGCCCATCAGGTCATTGGCAACGGTCCCGCTGCGCTTGGCATAATCAGCGACCATGCCCTTGGCCTTCAGGCGCTCACCAGACGAACGGACGATGGCCTCCATCTCCTCCTGGGAGAAGTCGGCCAGGTTGCCACCCCTGATGCGGCTGACTACATCCGCAGCGATACCAACGCCGAGGCGGGNGTGGCTGGGAACCTTGTTCTGGGGAGAGGTAGCTGCCGAGAACATGGCGAACAGCTCCTTGGCCGGGCGGCCAACCAGCTGCTCCATGATCTGTGCTCCCTCCTCGTATCCGCCCTGGACGGCGGCACCAGCCTCGCTGGCAGAGCGGAACAGGGGCAGGAGCTCCTTCTCAAACCGCCGGTACAGGGTGATGGTGTTATCGAGCGCGCCCTGGCTCTTGATGCTGGCCCACTCCTCAGCGTCCAGCAGATCCTTCATGTCCTTGGCATCTTCCGGCAGGGAGGTAAGGGCATCGAACTTACGGCGGCTCTGCATGAGCAGGTCACCAGCAATACCACGGCCCCGCCCAACGACGCCATCAACACCGTTGTTGACCAGGTTGTCGAATGCCTGGCGCACTTCAGGCGACAGCATGGCGTCGATCTCGACGTTGTCCAGGTCGCGGTAGATGTTCCGCAGCCAGTTGGTCATCTGGTTAAAGACGCCAGCCATGCGCCGGCTGGGTGCTGCGCCCTCGTAGAGGTAACGCTGGAACGACGTAACGAAGTTCTCTTCTGCCTGGGTGGTCCAGTTCCAGGAGCCATCCTCTCCCTTGGTAGCCCCAACGAACTCGCCAATGAAGTCGATGTCCTGCTTACGCAGAACCTTGTTAGCGACAGCTGGGTCAACCACCATCAAGCGGATTCCGTGCGAAACTTCGTGAATGGCGGTATCCAGATCCGCACCCTTGAGGCCGCCGATAATGACCTTGCCTGCCTCGTTCAGCGTGGTAAAGCCACGGGCTGCATCGTCCAACTGCTCAAAGTCCATGCCCCGCTTGGCTGCCCATTCCTGGACTTCCGTGCGGGTCATGAACTCAAAGTTCTCTCTCGCTGCCCCGGTCGCATCAATCATTCGCAGGATGCCCTTGGCCTCGTCCATAGTCGTGTTCATGGACAGCGCAAGGTTCTCTGCCTGTTCTTCGCTCAACCGGAACTTGGCAGCAGCGATGGCTGCATCGGGATCCTCGCCGGCAATACGAGCCTTGACCCCTGCACGGTGTACCCGCATTGAGTTGACCATGCCACGGGTAGTGGCCTTGACGGACTGGATACCAAGCTCAGCCACCCCGCCCAGGAGGAAGTCCTCCAGCATGTTCTTCAGGCGGCCCTCAAGCTCAGTGTCATTCTCGTCAGCAGCCAGGTATTCAGTCACCGGGTCGGTGAAGCCAGCCTGCTCCCGCAGGATGTTCGACAGACGCTCTTCGTGGCCATCAAAGACCAGACCAGAGGCAACGCCCGAGATGGCCGAGGTACGGGCAAACTCAGTACCAAGCTTGACCGCCTTGGAGGCAGTCTTGCCGTACTGC